CTGTTTTCATTTTGTTTTTAACTTTGGTTTAACTTTATTAATGGGCTTGATGTACTTTCTATTTTGCTCATCAATAAAAAGTTGATTAGCTTTCATTAAATAAACACCTATTAAAACAATTAATAAGCAACCAATTATAAAAGATAATTCAATCATATTTTTAAGCCCTCATTTATAGACTTAATCGCCTCATGAATTTTAGGTGTCATTACATTTTTTATATTGTCATTTGTTAAACTTTTTAAACTACTTTCATTAAAGAGAATTACAGTTGCAACGCTTAACAATTGATTTAATAATTTTTTATCTTCTTTTAAATCAATCACTATTTTTTCAATGCTTGATAATCTTTTTTCAAGTCTATCATTTATTTTATATTGTAAGTTTTCAACGCTCATTTTTTTAACCTCGCATTTAAAGATATATATTTTATATATAAATATTATATCTAATTAATATATATATATAATACAACTTATGAGATACTGTGTCAAATTTATCACACTATGGTATTAATACCACAATACAATCAAGGGTTGATGTTCTTGTAATGTTCTATGCTGTGTCACGTGACACCAGATAATATTAATTACATATATATGTAATATTAATTTGACGTATGTTATTAAAAATGCGATAAAGGGATATGGATATTTTAAAAATAAATATAAATTTATTGGGTATTCATAACAAGGATAATAAAATGACAATACAAACAAAAAAACCAGAAACTGTGGACTTTTATGCTAGTATCAAAGCTTATAAAGTGTGCGAGGGTGACGTTAAAAACTTATGGAAAGTATCGGAAACTATTGAAAAAACTGGTTTCTTAGCTATTCAACCTTTAAGTTTAAAGATTGTTAATTTTTACAACGAAGTTAATTCTCATTGTGAAACTAACAAATTAAAAACAACTGATTATTTTAATTTAACTACAATTAGAGAAAAGTTGTATAATCTGGTTAACTATCCTAATGAAAAGGACGCTGATGGAAAACCAATTAGAAACTATATTTTTGAAAATTTAGTTTCTCGTGCTGTTAAATTAGCATTAGTTTTAATTAATACTGACAAAACTAAGGCTATTATCAAAGACAAGTTAGTAGTTGCACAATCTAATATCATTTATCCAAACTTAAAAGTTTCTGGAAACAATGAAATTAAATACACGCCTAATAATGATGAAAGCCTAATACCTTTGAGTACACGTGGGCTTGAATTGTTATGGAATAAAATAAGCCCAGTTGTTAAAACTGGAGCCCAAACACCTAACAATGATGAGACTGTATTAAGCAATTTAAAAACAATGAAAAACTTTTTAAATGCTGAGATGCAAACTAGAAACAAAAAAGCCGATTATCTAGTAAATGACTATGGTACTAGTGAAATAGTTGAGTTGAGAAAGATAGCACAATTCAGCTTAAGATTAGTTGAGCAATACGAGAGAGACTTAAAAGACTTTGATAAAAATGGTAGTATGAAAAATGCTAACATTGTAAATATTGAGTCTGTTGAGTTTAAAGTTATAGACCACAATAAGCAGTCTTTGGTTAGAATTTCTAAGATTGCATAGTTAATACTAGCTAACAACTAAGCCCTGACTTAAAACATCAGGGCTTTTTTTGTATCTGTACTATAAATCAAATGAAGCTCTATTTTAGGTATGATTATCATACTACTATGATTTAACTAGGTACTAATTAAATTAACACTAGGTTAACATTGGGTTGTGTATCTTACAAAATTTTACACTCCCCCCAACTCTCCCCAAACGAAACCACAAGATATCCCCCAGATAATTTCTAAGTTTTACACGAGGGAATATTTTTAAGGGGGCAGGCAAGGGCACTAGGGGGGTACTACATATATACATATAGGATCGTACTAAAATCCCCAATTCCCCTGTAAACCACCCTGTGGCTACATACTAGGTTACAATATTCTGTAAATCTCCTGGCTATATGCTAGGGTGTTCCCTAGGGGGTATGTATATTTAAGTATATATTATATATAAACCCCCCCGTGTAACCTTAATTACATTATACACCCACTTCTACCTTTTGTCAATGATTATTTTTAACAATAATGCTTTAATATAAAAATAATTTAAATTAGTACTTGACAAAAGTTATATTTGTGTGTATACTAGAATCAGGTACACTTTAAAAGGACACACAAACACTACAGCATGCACTCATGCACAATCGGTCATCACTAAACTGTACCAATTTATAGGGAACACCTAGGATTCCCATAAGTTTAACAATCAAATAAGGATATAAACAAATGGCTGGAATAAAAATTAAAGATGATGGTAGTATCGTTGCAAACGGTGTTACTTATAAGAATAAGGCTGCTTATAAAGCAAGGACAAAAGTTAAAAAGACTGGTAGTATCTTCGAAGGAAGACTAGCTAAAGAAAAAAGAGCTGCAAAAGCTTCAGTTGCACAAGGTAAAAGAAATCAAGCTGCTACATCTAAGATGTATGCTGCAGAAAGCATGTTCAAATCTGCAAAAAGCAGAGATGATGCTAAAGTTATGCCAGGAAAGAAAAGATCTTTCAAAGAAGCTTTCGATGCTGCTACTAAAGAAGGTAAATCTAAATTCATGTTAGGTGGTAAAGGCTACTTAACTACTAAAGGTAAGAGAGAAGATAGATTTGATCCTACTAAAACTAAAGGTGCTGAGAAGAAAGAAAGCATCTTCAGTAAATTCAAATCCTCTAAGACTGGATCTGAGTTCTTTAAAAAATTAAAAAAGAAAAAATAACTTGATACCCACTAAAGCTCTAGAACTTCCTTTCAAGGAAATCATGGAGTTGGTAAATGCAAACAATGGATTCTATTACAACAAACACTCAAAAGAAAAGCTTGACGGTCTCACAGGAAAAGTTTCTAGACGCATTATTCGGAGAAGCCCAAGGAAATCCAAGACAGGCAGGAGAGCTAGCAGGTTACTCAGAACATTCATATCCTAAAGTTCTGCGTAATTTAAAAGACGAGATTGTTAAAAGAGCAGAAAATTATTTAGCCATACATTCTGCGAAGGCTGCAACTAGAATGGTAAACTTGTTAGACGAAGATGGAACAACTCCACACGCTAGTATCCGAATGGAAGCAGCAAAACAAATATTAGACCGTATTGGTATTGTAAAGAAAGATCAATTAGATATCAATATGAATTTAAAGCATGGTATGTTTATATTACCAGCTAAGAATGAACCAGAAGAATCAATCGTAACCCCAGTGCAGGATTAATATGACCAAAAATTATTCAAATGCATACCCAGATAAAAAAAAAGTACAGGATCTAACTAGATTTGTACCTGGTGGAAAAATACTTAAAGTTGCTAGTGCTAAACAGATAAAAGAAAATAATAGAATATCTGATTTAATATTAAAAGATTTAGAAAAGAAAAAAAAGAATTAAGTGATTAAACGAAAAGCTAGAACTATTCCTTTTGGATATAAATTAGCAGAAGACACAGATTATATTGAGCCAATACAATTTGAATTAGATGCTTTAGAAGAAGCAAAGAAATTTTTAAAAACATGTTCATACCGAGAGGTTGCTATTTGGTTATCAGCAAAAACGAAAAGATACATATCATATGTCGGACTTAGAAAAAGAGTTACCAGAGATACCGCTGCCAAAGCCAAAGAAGAAAGTAAAGACCAAAGCCAAGCAGTCGGCTAAGCAGGCAATAGCAAGAACACGTAAAAAAGTTGCAAAGGCAGAACAAACTTTACGTTCAGCTAAGATCCATGCAAAAAATGTCAAGGATAAATTGTTAACCATTGACAAAGTATTAGATGGAAAAGAACAGCAGCTTATAACCCAAGACGTAATAGACGAAGTTCCAGCAAACGTACAGGAACATCTAGCAGGTAAAGAGATAATCTTTCAACCTAACAAAGGTCCACAAAGAGATTTCTTAGCTGCATCAGAACGAGAAGTGTTTTACGGGGGTGCAAGAGGTGGTGGTAAATCATACGCCATGTTAATAGATCCTCTAAGGTACTGTCATAAAGAACATCATCGTTGTCTACTACTTCGTAGAACTATGCCAGAGTTAAGAGATTTGATTAATCATTCTCAAAGATTATACTCAAGAGCATATCCAGGAGCAAAATGGAGAGAGCAAGAAAAAGAATGGAGATTCCCATCAGGAGCAAAAATAGAGTTTGGTTATGCAGAGAACATGACAGACGTATTACGTTACCAAGGGCAGTCTTACACATGGATAGGAATAGACGAACTTCCACAATATCCTTCGCCAGATATATATAATTTTCTAAGATCGTCACTTAGATCAGTTGATCCGAGTATACCAGTATACATGAGGGCTACAGGTAACCCAGGTAATGTTGGATCACAATGGGTTAAAGAGATGTTTGTGGATCCTATAGATCCTAATACAGCTTTTAACATAGAGATTTCTACACCTTCAGGGACAAAGTATATAACTAGAAAGTTTATACCCGCTAAGTTACAGGACAATCCTTACCTTATGCAGACTGATGATTACTATGCAATGTTATCATCATTACCAGAAGTACAAAGAAAGCAATTTTTAAACGGAGATTGGGATGCATTCTCTAATGCAGCATTCTCAGAATTTGATAGGGACTTACATGTTGTTGAACCTTTTGAAATACCTAAAGGCTGGCAAAGATTTCGTGCTGCTGACTGGGGTTACAGTTCTCCTGCTTGTTGTTTATGGTTTGCTATTGATTATGATAATAATCTATGGGTTTATAGAGAGTTGTATACCCAAAAGATTACAGCAGATATTTTCGCAAAGAAAGTCTTAGACCTAGAGAGTGGAGAATACATACGCTACGGGGTTTTAGACGCTAGTACATGGGCAAGACGTGGTGATATAGGTCCAAGCATTGCAGAAACAATGATTCAAGCTGGGTGTCGTTGGAGACCTTCTGATAGAACAGGAAGAAGTAGAATTAGTGGAAAGCTAGAAATCCACAAACGATTAAAGGTTGAAGATAAAGAACCAGGCATTCGTATATTTTCTAATTGTAGAAATTTGTTAAGAACATTTCCTACACTACCATTAGATGATAGTAATCCTGAAGATATTAATACACACGTAGAAGATCACGCATATGATGCACTAAGATACGGATGTATGAGTAGACCGATACATACAAGTTATGCAAACAAAGCATTTGGTAACAGTAATAGAACAGCTAATTTTGTCCCCTCAGATAAAATATTTGGATATTAACAGAGAGGATATATGAAAAAAGTAAAGTTACCTACTATAGATAAAAAGAATTTTCCTTATGATCTAGTACAGATATTATGGGAAGATATCGTTGGAGATGCAGGCTGGGCTGAACTTCCAGATATTAAAAGTTCTAGCACAGCAATATGTTGTAGTTTAGGATACTTAGTATTTCAAGACGATAAAAGAACTATCATTATGTCAGATTTTATATTTGAAGATAATGGTAAAGTAAAGACAGGTGGTGGTTATACTACTCTCCCAACAACAAACGTTTTACAAATAAAAAAAATAAAAATATAGGAACAATATGGAAATGAAATTTGACCCCAAAGCTAAAGTTAAGCAAGGTGATCTAAGCTCTACTCCTGAAGGTAAGCAACCTAATCAAGAACCTGGAGATCTTAAGATAAGTATCAAAAGAGAAGATAGGGCTGCTGAAACTCAAGATGGAAATTTTGGCTATCATGAACCTAAAAAATTCAGAAGCCAATTAGATGCTAACTTTAATAAGTTGGCTGATGAGAAGGATTACTAATGGCTGACAAAAGCTATAGTTTTATGGAGCTTGTTGATGATAAACAACTTCAATCAGAAATAAAAGAAAAAAAGAAAAAAAAGTTTAACGAAAAGAATCCACCAGAAAAGAAAGCAAAGTTTAAAGAAAAACTTAAAGCTCATTTAGTAATGGAAAGAAGAAAAAAAATGGGAGCTAAAAAACTTACAGATAGTAAATTCTATGGCTACCAAGGCTATACAAAAAAGGAGAATAGCAATGGATATAAATAAAAGATACAAACACGGTGAACTTTCAGCTGATGTGGCTAAAGTTA